ATTTTTTGGTTTTGGTGCTGACGCAAATGAAACAAGAATAACTAGCACATCTTATGGGGGTTATAAGCCTTTAACTATCCATACTGGAGGTTCTGAAAGTATGCGTATTGATTCTAGTGGGGTGGTACAAGTGCGTAATCAAACTCCTACTGTTCAGCTTTATAATACTGATGCTTCTTTAGTTGCAAACCAAATAATTGGGGATATTGACTTTTATCAATCAGACCCAAGCGGTGTTGGTGTAGGTGTTGTTGGTAAAATAAGAAGTATAAATGATAGTAGTTTTCAAGGAGAAGCAAGTTTAACTTTTCACACAGGCACATCAACATCTTTAACAGAACGTATGCGTATTACTTCCAGTGGCAACATTGGGATAAATGAAACAAATCCACTTGCTGAGTTACACGTCACAGGAAGTATTAGAAGTGTTATAAATTCAACCGCAGGGGGAAATACTTTTATCGGTGCTATAAATGGTGTTAGTAATGGTCACGCAATATCAACAGACACAAGTAACAATATTACCTACAGTTGGAATACAGGAACTAATGCTCGTGCTTTGACCATTAGCCCTAGTGGCGACGTAGGAATAGGGACTGATAGTCCTGCTACTACGCTCGAAGTATCAACTATAGGAACAGGAAATAGCGAAGGGCAAGTTTTAGCTGAAACACAAGGTGCAAATGGTAACGCAGGATATGGCTTTAGAACCAATGGAACTACAAGATGGACTATAGTTACAATAGGAACGGATGGAGCTAATGATTTACGTTTTTATAATGTTGATAACAGTGCAGAACGAATGCGCATTACAAGTGCAGGTGCTATTCACTTATCACAAGGTTCGGGTAATGCTTTTGTAGGTACTAATGCAGGTAATTTAGGAACTTCTACAGGGACTAATAATAGTGCGTTTGGAGAAAGTGCTTTAAGGAGTAACACTACGGGAGGCGCTAACACCGCTGTCGGCAGATTTTCTTTAGATGCTAACACTACAGGAGCAAATAATACGGCTAACGGCTATGCTACTTTATATGCTAACACTACAGGACTACGTAATACGGCTAGCGGATACTCTGCTTTATTTAATAACACTGAGGGAAATTACAATACAGCTACTGGTTATACGGCTTTATATAATAACACTACAGGAAGCTATAACACAGCCACTGGATATGGTGGATTAAATAATAACACTACAGGTGGTTTTAACACAGCTACTGGAAGAAATGCTTTATTTGCTAACACTACAGGAGATCAAAATACTGCTTGCGGATACGCTGCTTTAGGTAATAACACTACAGGAAGTAATAACACTGGAATAGGTTATGGTGCCCAATTATCCTCTGCTATTGCAAGTAATGAAGTTATACTTGGAAACAGCAGTGTCACTACTTTAAGATGTAACACTCAAACAATATCCACTTTGTCAGATATAAGAGACAAGAAAGATATTAAAGAATTACAGGGTGCTGAAGCATTTATAAAAGAATTAAAACCAGTATCTTTTGTTTGGAATCAAAGAGATGGCGGAAGGGTTGATATTGATGACAACGGATTTATTGCACAAGATTTAATTGAAGCACAAGAAAAATCAGGTCATAAAATACCTAACTTAGTTTTAGAAAATAATCCTGAAAAACTAGAAGCAGCTTATGGAGCTATGCTACCAAGTATGGTTTCCGCTTTACAGTCTGCATTAAAAGAAATTGATTTATTAAAAACTGAAATAGAAACATTAAAAAATAAATAAAAATGGAAATTACAGAACAAAACGTATCGGCACTTTATGATTCAGTTAATTTGATTAACGAATTACAGGCTATTGAATCCCCTACAGAAGAACAAACGGAAACAATAGAGCGAAATACTAAACACCTTGAAATAATGATGGGTAAAGAAGATTTTGTTGCTTTACTTACAGAGGCGCAGATAACAGAAATTAATCAACTAATAACAGAATAATGACTTACACTTGGAATAACAAAACAGTTGACACTTATCCTACACTAGAGGGTAATAATGATGTAATCTTTAATGTACACTGGAGACTTACAGGACAGGATGAAAATGGAAACGTAGGTAGTACTTACGGAACTCAATCTTTAGAAACCTCAGACCTTTCTAATTTTACAGCATTTGCTGATATTACAGAAGAAGATATTAATGGATGGGTTGAGACAGCATTAGGAGAAGAAAAAGTTACTGGATTAAAAGCTAGTATAGATGCTCAAATTGCAGAGCAAGTAAACCCTACAGTAGTAACGAAAACTATTGGAGAATAAAAATAATTAACTAACCTTTAAATTTAACTAAAATGGCAAAACAAGAAAAAAACACCATTACAATTGACGGAGTAGAACACAATTTCGAAGATTTAAACCAGGAGCAGCAAACCATAATAAATCATATTGCTGACCTAGAGAGAAAAATTAACGGATCTCAATTTAACTTACAACAACTAGAATTTGGAAAAGCTGCCTTTATAAAAGCATTAAAAGAAAGTATGGAAAATGAAGCTGGCGAAGTTGATGGCGTTGCTGAAGAGATCAAATCATAAATAATAAAATAACTATATTTGTATAAAATTTATAACTAATGGCGACTACAGGAGTATTCAACGGAACTAACCTAATATTGAAGATTGAGGACACAGCACTAGGACACACAACTAGCTGCTCATTATCCCTAAGTAATGACTTACCAGAGGCGACTACTAAAGACAGTAGCGGATTCCAGGAGGTTATTGCTGGAGTAATGTCTGGAGAACTTTCATTTGATGGATTAGTGGCTTATGATGACACTGCCAATGGTATAGAATTAGCTGACTACTTACTAGGTAGGACTCAACTTACTTGCGTTTTTGGAACAGAGGTAACTGGCGACGCTGTTTACACCGCTGAGGGATTCCTTAGCTCTGTAGAAATGAGCGCTGAAATGGAGTCACCAGTAAGCTACAGCGGATCTATCACATTGACAGGAGCGATCACTAAGTCTATCAACGCTTAATATAAAGCAACTACATTATGGCAAACAAAAGGAGAGGGTATTATACCACTAAACTGGGTGGGCGTCAACGAACGCTTCACTTTAGTATGAATTTCTGGGCTAACTTCACAGATATTATGGATGTGCCACTGGATAAAATAGGAGAGCTATTTTCTGGTGGCGTTTCTATTTCAGCTATTCGAGCTTTGGTTTACAGTGCTATTTTAGCATTTGACCAGGAGGAGGGTAATGAGATAGACTATAATGAATTTAAAGTAGGTTCCTGGCTTGAGGATATAAACCAGGAAGGGCTGGAAAAAATGATAGGCGCAATGATGGAATCTCGTATTTTAGGGAATGACCTTAATATGGGAATTGATCGCCAGGCTAAAACTGTTTCCAATACTAAGGGAAAGCAGTAGCCGACTCCCTGACCTGGGATGACTTAGAGGATTATTATATTGGGCAAGTCGGCATAGATCCAGATAAGTTCTGGATTTACACCTGGAGAGAAAATCAACTACTAGGCGAATCCTATATGATAAAACAGAATCTGGAATGGGAGCGGATTAGATATTTGGCGACTATGTTGCACAATGTAAATTGTCAAAAGCGCCAACATATGATTAAACCAGAGAAATTATTTCCATTGCCCCAGGATAAATTTAACAAGATTCAAAAACCTAAAGGCACAAAACAGGATTATGAGTCATTTAAAGAGAAAGCTATAGCAGCTGGCGTTAAATTCTAACGCCTTTTTTTTTAGTATTTTTGTACTATGCAAGATCAAAAATTAAGATTTCAAATTACAGGGGATGCAACCAAGCTGACTAAGGCGCTTAACACTGCATCTGGCAAACTACAATCATTCGGATCTAAGGTTTCCGCACTAGGCAGAAATTTATCAACTAAATTGACTTTGCCTCTAGCATTAGCTGGAGGAGCTGCAATTAAAATGGGACTTGACTTTGATAAGTCAATGACTAAGATTAAAACTTTAGTTGGTATCGCCTCGGATGAGGTTGATCAAATGGGAAAAGCAGCTATTCAGATGGCTAAAGAAACTGGGATCAGTTCAAGAGATGCGGCTGACGCCTTGTTTTTTATTACTTCCGCTGGTTTGCGTGGGGCTGATGCAATGGCTGTATTAGAACAGTCTCTAAAGGCTTCTGCAATAGGCTTAGGGGATACTAAAACAGTTGCTGATTTAGCGACCTCCGCTCTTAATGCCTATGGAGTAGAAAATCTTTCAGCTTCACAAGCTACCGATGTTTTAACCGCTGCAATTAGAGAGGGTAAATTAGAAGCAGACTCATTATCACAATCAATGGGCACTGTTTTACCAGTTGCCTCACAATTAGGAGTTAAATTTAGCGAGGTCGGTGCTACATTTGCAGCAATGTCCAGAACAGGGACAGACGCCTCAATGGCAGCAACTCAAATAAGAGGGGTACTTTTTGCATTATTAAAGCCAACTAAACAAGCTAATGACACTTTAAATGAATTTGGACTTTCTGCTGCTGGTTTAAGGGAAAAAATACAAGATGATGGACTTTTAGCTACTTTAAAACTATTAACTCAAACCTTTGGCGATAATGAGGAGGCTCAAGGTAAAGTATTTGCAAACACCAGGGCGCTTTCTGGAGTTTTAGATTTAATGGGTAAAAACCTTGGATCTACTGAAAAGATTTATTCTAGAATGAATAATACTCTTGGAATTACAGCGGAGGCATTTACTGAACTTGAAAAATCAGCGTCTTACAGACTAGAAAAATCACTCAAAAATTTACAAAATTCTTTTACAGACATAGGCGTTACATTATTAAATACTTTCACTCCAATAATAGAAAAATTATCTGGAGTAATTACAAGTTTATCGCCTAAAACAATACAGCTAGGGCTGGCTTTTGGAGCAGTCGCAGCTGCAATGCCAATAATTTTAACAGTTGGCGGGTCTTTACTTACTGTTTTTGGTGCTATGCTGTCGCCTATTGGTTTGATTGCCGCTGGATTAGCAGCCATTGCAATAACGATATATAGTCAATGGGATGGCTTTAAAACTATTTTAGTCAAAATTGTAAATTATTTTATTGATTTATATAATGAATCCCTAGCATTTAGAATGATTATACAGGGAACTATTAGTTATTTTAAAGCGTTTTATAGGGTTGCTAGCTCAGCATTTTCAACTGTTTGGAATGTTATAAAAGGTTTTGTATCAAACTCGATAGAGGCTTTTAAAGGACTTGGAGACATTATTACAGGAGTTTTTACTTTCGACTTAGACCTTATTAAAGATGGATTTAAAAAAGCTACAAAAGCAGCTTTTGATAATTTAGAAAACATTGCATCTGAGGGCGGTAAGTTAATGGATGAGGCATCCAAAATAGTTGCTGAGGAGTTTACTGATGGATTTAAAAAAGCATATAAAGCAGAGCCGATATCTAATATTGTTGAGGATGATATACAAAATTTAGCAAATAAAGTAGGCGGAGCAATATCTAAATTTACATCAAATTTTGCTCCATCTGGTGGTGGTGGTGGTGGTGGTGCATCTCCTGAAGTAGATCAACCTTCAGTAGCTGATGCTTTTGGAGGTGGCATTATTGGTAATCCTTTAGATGCTCCAATTAAAGAGTTAGCAACTTCTAATAGTTGGGATCTTTTAAATTCAAAAATTACTGAAGCAAGAGACAGTTTTGATGATTTAGCTGGGGACAGGTTGGCTAAACACCAGGAAAAAATGAAAGAATTTAGTCAGGTAGTGGGAGGTCAATTGTCTGGAGCATTTTCAGAATTAGGAGGCGCAATGGTCGCATCTCTAGGATTGGGAGAGGGTGCTTTAGGATCCTTTACAGCTTCATTTTTAGCAGCTGCTTTGGATGCTGTAGGAGCTGCATTATCTGTATCAGTTGCTAATGCAATCGCTGGAGCATCCGCTGGATCTTTATTAGCTGGACCAGTAGCGCCAATAGTTTTGCCAGCGTTAATAGCTGGTATGGTAGGACTTGTTAAATCACAGTTTGCCTCAGTTCCAAAATTCGCCAATGGAGGTATCGTATCTGGTCCAACTATGGGACTGATGGGAGAATATCCAGGAGCTAAATCAAATCCAGAAGTAATTGCTCCACTAGATAAACTACAGGGAATGATGGGAGGCAAAAGTCAAAACGTAAACGTAGGCGGACAGTTCAAAATTAATGGACAGGATTTAGTAGTTGCACTGCAAAGAGCAGACAGAAATCGAAGCAGAATAAAATAAATAAATGGCATACGGAGCAAAATTCAGATTAGTATTTTCCGATGTAAAAGGGAATCTAAGGAGGGTCGAAATACTACAGAAAGATTACCAGGGTGATGTTTTTCCTTTAGTTGGGCAAGGCAATCCAGTGGTGATAAAATGGGATGGCGATGATGACTTTTATTCACCCATAATAGGCTCAAGCTGTGAGTTAAATTTATTTGAAACTGAGACAACTCAATACGATCAATTTTTTTTATCTGGAGAGCGTGAGTATAAAGTACGTGTTTCAACTGGATCAAATGAGGATAAAATATGGAATATAGAATCTGACCAGTGGGAGCAAGCGAATTATGAATGGGATGAGGAAAAAAGTTTTGAGATTTATTGGGAGGGCTGGCTACAGGTTGATCAATATCAAGAAAGTTTGCAGCCATATCCAGTGCCAATCAAATTGGTTGCCTATGATGGCTTAGGGACTTTAGACGCTTTTGATGCGCCTTATTCTAATGCTCCAGATGGCGGATATGATGGGAATACTGATTCGATGTTTTTTTATCTGTATTATATTTTAAATAATTTGCAGCTGGATTTTGATATTTATGTTTCAAATGCTATAAGAGAAAGCAACGGCAACGCTAATGAAACGCTTTATCACGACATTATTTTAAATGAATATGGCGTATTTGATGACTTAGATTTTAGAAATGCCAAAGATGTTTTAGAGTCTTTTTTAAGAGCTACAAATTCCAGGGTTTTCCAATCTCAGGGGCGCTGGTATATTATATCAAATAGTAATTTAATAGATGTAAATATTGATCAGCTTTTTAATTATGACATAGGGTTTTCTATTGAGGATCAACTAGCCACAACTGGAGAGGAAATAATCGAATACAAAGCTTTTGACCGCTTAGGGAATTATTTATTTACTACTACAGAAAACATACTGTTAAAAGCGCCAACCGATTTGAAGCCAGTCGGTGCTGATTTTTATAGAGAATATTTGCGCCCTTATCATAAAGTAAAATATGATGTCAAGCTGACAAATGACAAGATAATTAATCTAAATCCGCAGCTCCTATACGATGATCACGATTATACACTAGGACCGAACACCTCTATAAGTATTGATCCAAATTATGCGCTAGTAGGTAGTAAGTCAATAAAAACTACTATACACGCCAGGGAAAATATTGATTTTGATGAGACTTATGAAGTCATTTTAAATACAGTGACTACAGATGACAGTAAAAAATTAAAAGTTGGGTTTTCGTTTTTAGTTGAACCATATTATAATTTGATTAATTTCTCGGATGTTTTTGAATATGAGATAGCTGTTATTGTGTACGCTTACGATGCAAATAGTGATTTGATTTATTACAACTGGAAAACAGATGAGTGGCAAACAGGAACTGGAGTTGGCGCTATTAATGAAAAAAACAGAACTAAACTGCCACAATTTAAAAAGGTAGGGACCTGGCAAAATGTAGAGCTGGAGTTAAATGCTTACGAGGAGGTTGAGGGTGATTTAGATGTTACCATAAACATACACTATCCAAGATTTACAGTTTATCCAACTGAGACTGGTTTGGGATTAATTAGCGCAACTTATTTTGATAAAATATTTATTTCAGAGGTTAATGACAACGCCAGTGAAATGATTGTTACAAATACACAAAACGTCAATAAAACCACTACCGCTGTTTACGATGTAAAAGATATATTTATTTCAAATTATTTAGGATCTAACGCCTCCCAAGGTGGCTATGATGGATATTTTTCACGCCCTAGAGATTTCACTATACAGGCGTCTGACTATCCTACAGTTGACAATATTGTATCACAGGAAATATTAAACGATTTTAGAGACTTTGTAAAGCGCTATGAGGGTACATTTCGAAATTTAATAAGCGAGCCAATACCAGTATCACTGCATAATAAAATATGGATTGATTTCGGTTCAGGAACTTTCAGAGAAGGCGCCAGCTGTTATATAGATTCTATGAATTATGATGTGAAGGCTAATGAATATGAGATATCTATGCACGTGCCAAACCAAACCAATGACGTTGATTCTACATTTAGCGTAAAACTCACAAAATAACAGCACAAAGATTCCCTTTTGTTTGCTGATCCCCAGGATAGTTTCGACTTGAATGGGGATTTTTTTTTAAAAATAATTCCGAATATATTTGGAAATTCCCCAAATATTCGTAATTTAGCTGAACAAACAAACAAACAATTAGAAATTATGACAAATACAGATAAAAAAACATTAAATGTCAATTACAGACAAAAAGCTATTGATTTATTAGAGGACTTAGAAATAGAGGCTTTTAATTATTCTAAAAACTCTGGATATTATGATGGAGTTAGTTTTTCAAGTTTAAGTGAAAGCGAACAAATAGACGTTTTAGAAACGCTTTTTAAAAATAAAGCAATAGAGTAATAACCCAGGGGAGGCAACTCCCCTATATTTTTAATATATGAATAACTTAGAATTAGAATTTGTAAACGAGATAAAACGCCTAGGGCTTAAAAGGTTAGACGTAGCGGATCATTTAGGATTTTCCTATGAAACGCTAAAAAGAAAACTACAGGATCCTGGGCGGTTTACACTCAAAGAATTACAGAAATTAAAACAATTAAAATTAAATTTAAATCAACTAAAACTATGAAATCAATTAACATTAAAGGCAGTAATTATATTACTGTAAACGAGCGTTTAAAATACTTTAGAAGTGAGGAAACTTTTAATGGATGGCGTATTAATGAGGATGTCATTGACCTTAATGAAAAAGAGGGAATTTTTAAAGTAACAATTTTTGACTCATCTGGAGAGCCTATTACGTCAGCGCACGCTCAAGAGTACAGGGATAATAGCTACATAAATAAAACGTCTTTTTTAGAGAATGGGTTTACCTCAGCACTTGGAAGAGCCTTGGGATATTTAGGTATTGGAATAGATACTTCTATAGCTTCAGCCGATGAGGTTACAAATGCAGTAAGCAATCAAAGTAAGGATAACACTCCCTGGCTAAAAGAAACTGAATTAAAAGCGCTTATTGAGAAAGGCACTAAAGCACAGGCGGTAAAAGTACTCGCTGCCTATAAAATGAAAACTGAGTACAAAAATCAAATAACTAGTAAATTTAAAATTTAAAATTATGACACAAGAAAAAGTATTTGCAGATGGGTTCAGCTTTAAACGTAGAGCTGGAGCGCCAGACTTTGTAGTGGGAAACATCAGCGTAAAAGTAGATGATGCTGTAACATTTCTACAGAAAAATGCTAAAGGTGGCTGGGTAAACCTGGACATTTTAACCGCTAAGAGCGGAAAGCAGTACATTGAATTAAATCAATGGGAGCCTAATGGCGATACACAAACTGTAAAACAAGTCAATCCTGTAGCCCAGGATAATGATTTGCCATTTTAATTTAACCAGGGCGGCTCGAAAGGGTTGCCCTTTTATTTTTATAAAAATGAGTGATATAAGGGATTTAAATAATAAAGACACTTATTATTGTGTTTTTTATGATTACAAAAATAATGGCAAAATAATAAGGGAATTTAGTTTACCTGTTATTTATAAAGAACATTATATAAGTCACGATTTTGGATTTGGATCTGGCGAACAAGTTATAATTTATGACGTTGATTTAAAACTGTCATCATTAGAATTTGAGGAATTTATTATTAAATATGATATTGCTATTGATTATATAAATTATTGGCTAGAAAATGAAATCCATTATTTGTATTCTCATCCTATAGAAAATACAATTAAAATTTAATTAATTATGTCTGAACATTTTACACCAGCCGATTTGTACGACAGCACTCCAGAGGATGACAAAAGATTTATGGAGGAAAGAATTACAGTATTATTAGAATACTTGGCAAATTCAAGAAACGAGGTGACTATGCTAACTGGTCAGCTTGAATATTTAAAAAGAAAACTAAACGAAAATGGAATTGATTACTAAACAAGATACAAATGAGGAGTATCACTCGCACAAATCTATCTCAGCGAGTGGACTTAAAATGATTTATAAAAAATCAGTAAAGCATTATTTAAAGGCAAAGTTTACAGAAACGCCAGCAATGGCTCTGGGTACAGCTGTTCATACTATAATGCTAGAAGGTCAAAAACAATTTGACCAGGATTACTATTTGATGCCTGACTATGATGGCAGAACAAAAGAGGGAAAGCAAATAAAAGCAAAACACGAAAAGTTAGCTGGGAATCGCAAAGTATTAAGAGATGCGGATATGGATAAAATATCTGGAATAATGCAAAATCTAAGACAGCACGATCTAGCGCAAAAATATTGTACAGGAACTGTAGAGCTGTCACACTATGGCAAAATGAATGGAATACCTATTAGGGTGCGCCCAGATGTGTTTGGCGACAATTGGATTGGTGATGTTAAAACGTGCCAGGATAATTCGCCTATAGCATTTAGGAGAGATCTTTTTAAATACGCTTATCATTTACAGGCGTGTTTTTATTCTGACGTGCTAGGTTTTCCTCCAGAAAACTTTCGCTTTGTAGCTGTAGAGACTAATTATCCATACAGTATTGAGGTTTATGCTTTAGATGATGATATGATTTCTATAGGGAGACAGGCATATCAAAAGGCATTATCTGACTGGGGTTTTTATTTAGCCTCTGGAATAGAGAAAGGATACCAGGCAGCTGGATATATGGATGATGGCGCTTTAATATTATAACTATGAAAAAAAAGCAAATTATTAAACTTAAAGACATAGAGTCGATAGTTGAAACCTATACTAGTTTAAAACTAAACGTTAAGTCAAGGAGGAGAAACATAGTGGATGCAAGGAAAATGTATTTTGGACTTTGCAGGGAATTCACTCATAAAAGTCTGGCATTTATTGGAGAAACTATGAACAGGGATCACGCTACAGCACTACATAATATTAAAAGCTGCTATGATTTAAGAAAAACCGACAAAGAATTTAACGAAATATATATAGTTTTGCATAACTTAGTAAGTGATTTAGATCCAAGCACTAAGAAAAAAGAAGGATATGACATCCAAAGAATTAAACATCCTGGCTACTATAGATATGCAGAAAAAAAATCCATTCGAAAAGTATTTAACCAAAGAAGATCGTTTGCAAAACAGCGTTATGAATTATATTAAGATGCAATATCCAGGAACTTTTGCAATTCACGTACCTAATGAAGGTAAGCGTTCGCCATTTGAACGTTACAAATTTAAATACTTAGGAGGTTATGCAGGTATCCCAGATGTTTTAGTATTTGTAGCAAAAAGTAATTACAGCGGTTTAGCGCTCGAATTAAAAGTCGGATATAATAAACCTACAGAAAACCAATATAATTGCTTAGAGAGGCTTAAAAACGCCTCCTGGGATGCGCACTGGTGCAATACATTTGATGATGCAAAAGAAATAATTGATAATTTTATGAATTATGAGTGAATATAGAAATGTTTTTTGGAGCGAAATTGACCAGCGTATGTGGCGTACAACAACTACAATAGGTGATGTTTCTGTCAGATATGAGTATGTCGGCACAATGACTGGTGCTGAATATGACTTATTAATTGAGACGCTATGGGAATTATTTGATGATAACAAAATAACCCTGGAGGAGTTCCAAAGAATATTTGGAGACATTAGATCTTTTTGTGACCAGATTAAAAATATAGTAGATAAAGCATAAATTATGAAACCAAACTATTATGCAGTAATACCAGCTGAGGTTAGGTATAACGAAAAACTGACCGCCAATTCCAAATTATTATTTGGAGAGATAACCGCCTTATGTAATAAAAAAGGCGTTTGCTGGGCAACCAATAATTATTTTGCTGAACTATACAAAGTAGATAAGAAAACTGTATCTAATTGGATTAAGCAGCTCCAGGAACAAGGCTTTTTAAAAACTGAGTTGGAATATGATAAAAAGACTAAACAAGTAACTCAAAGAAACATTACAATTTGCACTACAGGGGGTAGTAATAAAAATATGACCAGGGGGTCACAAAAATATGACCAGGCTGGTAATAAAAATATGGAGGTTAATATATATAATAATAATATTAATAATATAAAAGATAATACCGACACCTACAATAAGGTGTCAGATTTCCGTAAAGATTATATTTTAGCTTATGATCATATTATAAAATTATTCCACGAGAGAAACAGACCTAAAGACACTAGGCAAAAAATACAATGGCTGGATGCAATTCGATTATGCGATGTAAAAGACAAAGTAAAACCTCAGCAACTTTGGTGGTTATGTAATGAAGTTAAAAGAGACAGCTTTTGGGGAAAGCATTTTCAGTCACTTTTAAAATTAAGAAAATCCAGGGATGGCGAAATGTATCTAAATAAATACATTGGAATTTTTGGAAATGAGCAATTTGAAATTCTAGGATCTGAAAATTAATTTTTATATTTAACACCGAAACAAACCAAACAAACAAAACAATGACAAACGAATTTTTAAATATTGGCATCACTCCCAGGGGAAATGCCGTTGAGCAAAAGGCAATCTGTCCAAAGTGCTCACATACCAGGAAAAATAAAAAAGACCCTTGCTTATCTATAAATTTAGAAAAAGGCGTTTACAACTGTCACAATTGTGGCTGGAGTGGGAATGTGAAGTTTAAAGAAAAAAAAGAATTTGTAAAACCTCCAAAAGCTGTTATAGATTTATCGGATCGTACACTTTCCTGGTTTCATAAAAGAGGCATTACTGAGGCAACTTTAAGCCATTGGAAAGTAGGCGAGTCTATAGAGTATTTTCCTCAAGTTCAGAAAAAACGTAAAGCAATTAACTTTAATTATTTCAGGCAAGGCGAAATCGTAAACTGCAAATTTAGAGATGCCGAGAAGAATTTTAAAATGGTGTCTGGAGCAGAGCTTATATTCTATGGCTTAGATAATATTAAAACTATGGAAACCATTTACATAGTTGAAGGCGAAATGGATGCACTATCACTACACGAGGCTGGAGTTTATTCTGTTTGCTCTGTACCTAATGGAGCATCTAAAGGCAATCAAAGACTGGAGTATTTAGATAATTGCTGGGAATTTTTTAAAGATAAAAAAGAGATAGTTCTCTGCACCGACAATGATCAGCCTGGATTAGCATTAAGAAACGAACTCGCCAGGAGGTTCGGACAGTATCGTTGTAAGTATGTCGAATTTGGCGATTTTAAGGATGCTAATGAGGTTTTAACAGAAAAAGGCGCTGAGGTACTACGAAACATTTTAAAGACCGCTAAACACTTCCCTTTAGATGGAGTCGTAAATATTGATGATATTTGGAAAGACGTTTTAAATTATAACGATTATGGAATTAAAAATTTCAGTATTGGTTTGGGTGATAGTGATGATTACTATAAAGTTGATTTTGAAGGGAGCTGGACTGTAGTTACAGGGATTCCAAACTCTGGAAAATCTGACGTAGTGGATCAAATTTCCTGTAATATGGCTGTAAAATTTGGACATAGGACTGCTTTCTTTGCTCCAGAGTCATTTCCTTACGAGGGTCATATAAAAAGAATCGCCAACAAATTAAATGAGCGCAACTGCTCTAATGATGATTTAAATAAAACTAAAAACTTTATTGAGGAGCATTTTTATTTTATTAAAATTGACCTGGATAACCTCACTTTAGATGGGATATTAAATGCCTTTAGAGATTTAGTATTCCAAAAGGGCGTTAATTTATTAGTGATAGATCCCTGGAATATGCTGGACCATTCAGCACAAAGAGATCATAGTTACGTTGGGCAAATGTTATCTAAAATAACCCAGTTTTGTCAGCAAACGAAAACCCATTTATTCCTGGTTGCACACCCTAGAAAAATGGAGTCTAATGAGAGGGGTAACTACAAAGTTCCAACGCCTTATGATATTTCTGGATCCAGTGACTTTTTCAATAAGGCTTTTAATTGTGTTACTGTATTTAGAAGTCTAGGTGAGATGACACAATACAAATCGGATGCTGTACAGATACACGTTCAAAAAGTAAAGCGTAAAGAAAATGGTCAACAAGGCAGTTTTACAGTAGCACCAGATTTCAAGTCTGGGGGTATTTATAAGCCTATAGATGAGAAAAAACAAAGATTTACAGTGGTTAAAGATCAAATACCTTTTTAGATATGCAAAAACAACAATATAAACAGC